CTAATGACCAATACACGCGTCATTAGGGCCTAAATTGTTGAAAATCAGAAAAAATAGTGATTTCCGACCCGATATCGGTAATTTTTGGGCCGAAATGACCGAAAACTCAACGAATTTCCGACCACTACTTCGCATTCGCCGCTCAAAACCTCCCGAGCGACCCCCTCACAGCGTCTCCAATTGCCGTGATAACGCATATTCGAAAACTGTTTCGGTTGCCAGATCACCCCTCGGATCGTGTTCGGGTATCTGGGATCGGCCACGCGGTTCATAACAACCTGCCCTACAGCGATCTGGCCTTGCCTAGACTCTCCTCGGGCCTCGTGGTATATTACATTTGCTAATTCTTTTACGTCACTGTCAGTCAAACCTGACTCCTGTTACTGTTGAAGGATCGAGCCAGATACAGAGCCAAGTACGTTAACCCAAGGGAAATGCGATGAGTCGAGCCTTTCATCCGATAACCGAAAAGGTGGTACACGCATTAGCGTCACCTTTTGCGATGTGGGCAGCAATCGCCTCACGGCTTATTGGATTTATACCGATCCGAAGACTTGGTACGATGCCGTATTGGCTGGTGGAGCAATGGTACTGGCACAAGCAATTTTTAGAGCAGAAGAACCCCGAGAGGAACGATTACATGAAAAGCTTGATGCAACTATGGGCGGTTTGCTTAGAATTATTGACTCGAAGTCAGAAGAGTAGTATATCGGCCCCCATGAAGATTCAGAACCACATGCTTAGCGACCCAAAGGTCGACACTTCCATCCAGTCTCCGAACGTGAGCAGTGGAACAATCAAGCCCGAGATTATCGTGCTTCACTACACCGCCTCAGGAGGGGAAGATGGAGAGGGAGACGCCTCTTACCTGAGCCGTGCCTCAAGCCGAGCATCCGCTCATGTCGTGACTGGACGTAACGGATCGATCCACCAGATCGTGCCTTTCAACCGTCGGGCGTGGCATGCAGGTTCTTCGAACTACAATGGACGCAAGAATGTAAACGCGTTCTCCATCGGAATTGAAATCGACAATTGGGGCTGGCTGAAAAACGGCAAGACCCACGCTGGAACTACAGTACCTTCCGATCACATTTTCCACGGCGACCGCAATGGTCTGTCACATTGGGAAACCTACAAGGTCCCTCAGCTTGAGGCTACCGAGGAAGTGATCGCAGCCATTTGCGCCGAGTACGACATCAAGGATATCGTCGGGCACGAAGATGTAGCACCCGGTCGTAAGCAGGACCCCGGCCCTGCCCTCGACGAGTTCATGGCAAAGATGAAGGAGAAGTATGTCAACGAAGTCGCAGTTTCGTCCCCCACTCCCACGCCCACCAAAAAGGCTCCCGCAGAAGGAACAGCGAAAGTCACCGCGAATGGACTACGACTTCGTGAGCGAGCCAGCTACACCTCGAAGATTCTGACCCACCTCTACGTCGGATACAACGTGCAGGTACTGGATCACAACATCTATCCGGGCTGGGACAAGGTCAAGTACAAAAATAAAGTGGGCTTTGTAGCCAATCAGTATCTTGACAACTGACCCCATCATCTGACATAGGGGGTTCCTCCATAGATGGAAAGGAACCCCTATGAACCATAATCTACTACGCGACGAAACCCACCAAGCTAATGTTACGGCAGGCTGGTGGACAGACCTCAAGACCAACACTTCGATTCTTGAGACCCGTAACCGCCCCGAAATGCTATGCCTGATTACAAGCGAGCTAGTCGAGGCATACACAGACGGATTTGACCCCGATGGCCATCTTCCTGACTACCCTGCATTCCATGTCGAAATTGCTGACGCAGCCATCCGAATTCTGGATTTGGCTGGCGCAGACCAAATTGATCTAGACGTAGGCGAGTCTCAGGCTGTTGTCGGCAATCCGCTGAACGACCTCATGACGGTCGTAGTCCTGATTTCCGGTCACGCCCTTGAGGGATACCGCAAGAGCAACACCGAGAAATACCACGAGGCAGTTCAGGACGCCTACGCCACCCTTTTCCGCATTGCCGAGGTCTACGACTTTGACCTCATGGAAGTTATCAATGCGAAGAAGGATTACAACGCAAAGAGAGCCGATCACAAAGTCGAAAACCGGCTCAAAGCTGACGGGAAGAAATGCTGATGTTTAGCGACGATAAGAACCTCGATGGCTTCAAGATGCACAACATCTATCAAGAAGTAAATCGGAGGTACCATTATCCAGACGGTGTGGTCTACACTATCTACGGCCCCGAGACACTCTACGTGAAAGAGTCAGACCCAGATTCACACCGAGTGATCGATTCTGCAGGAGTAGCCCACATTCCCTCAAAAGGCTGGCTGGCTATTTCATTCGACAAATCAGGATTGGAGTTTTGATATGAACCGAATGGACATTTACAACGAAATCAACGCCGAGCGTGACTACCAGAACGAAAAGTGGGGCACCGAGACGGATGATACCAAGAACACCCCTTGGATGTGGGCCGCTTACATCGGGCAGTACGCTACCCGATGGATGAAGGGCACGTTCCTACCACTCGAAACCACCGTGACAGATGAGTTTCGCAAGTGTATGGTGAAGGTTGCCAGTATCGCTGTAGCTGCTATCGAGTCTATCGACCGACAGCGAGCGAAGGATGAATCAACCTTCTATGAGGAGTAAGTATGGAGATAGTAATTGGGATCGTGATTGTCGGTGCCGCACTTTATTTTGTTCGTAGAGAACTAAAGCGTAAGCCTGATGTCTACGAAGTCCCTCCCAAGAGGGACCGGTGATTACTCCGCTAATCATTTATGGAGAAGCCATCTATTGGCTCCTCCTTTTGTTTTTCTGTATCGTAACTAGTGTTTACGCCGAACGCCGTGAAGGACTGACCACTCCCACTCTTTGGGCTATCGCCACCTGGACCTATGTGTTCGGGTTTACCACTTACTCTCCCGAACCAATCACATTCGGCATGGCGATTGTGGCCTACTTCCTTTTTGCAGCGATCTTCACAACTGCCAAGTGGATCAACTTGGTCTACCGTATCGGGTTCTTTGTCAAGACCATCGGGCCTTACACGGAATCCGAGTATGAGCTACGCCATATGGCTCAGCAAGCATTCAAACCGATGAATGCCGAGGACATGATGACGCTTCCTCCTGATCCATATGAGTTTCGTACTCGTATCATGTGCTGGTTTTTCTACTGGCCCGCATTCACCGTGTTCCGCTGCTTCGCTCACTGCGCCCGTTGGGTGAACAGGAAGTCGTGGAGCTTCTTCCAGCAACTAAGCAAGAGGATTTATGCAGATAGAGATTAACCCTCTCGGGGGAACCGCTAAAGTTACCACCATCGAAGCAATGATTGAAGCTCGACAAGAGATAGATGCTCTGGCCAGCTTCAAGGTAGAAAAGGGTGATGTTCTCTACATAGAAATGGGGGCCGAACCTAAGTCCGACCCCCGTCAGTTGTCCTTCAAGTTTTATCCCGCACTTAAGGCTTTCCGACTTCCCGAAGGATAACTCCAGCTTCCCTGAACATCTTCTGAGAAGTGGTCATGCTGTCGTAGTATCTCTCGTTCTTCTCCAGAGACTTGACCACCACCTCCCTCAAGCCTGACTGTATAATGAGCTTCGCACACTCACAGCAGGGAAACAGAGTGCAGTAGATCGTCATACCCGAGACAGAGCCAGCAGCTGCAACAATAGCATTGGCCTCTGCGTGGACTACCATAGTGTACTTGACCTCACGGTTGGCATAGCGATCAATCTGATCCATGACCCCACGAGGAAAACCATTGTAGCCCATAGAGGCGACAGTCCTATCACCCCTCATGATGACCGCCCCGACTTTCGTCGAGGGGTCCTTGCTCCATTCAGCCACATGCTCCGCAAGCGCCATCATGCGGTTATCCCATTTTACATCAGCCATATCAATCTGCTCCACGCTTGAGGCTCACGCCTTTGACTACCCAATCCCTGTGACCCATGCCATCAGGCTCCATTTCAACTGCAAAGTCGAGGTCTTCGAGCATCTGCCCGAACCGCTCGTATGACACAGGTGTACCACGACCAATATCCTTCTGATGGAAGTTGTACTGGTCATAGAGTTCACGCATCATCGTCACTCCACCTTCGTTCATGATGACGTTGGTGTTTGCATCAAGGAAAGCCTTGACCGAGTTATTGATGCGGCGCAACTGCTCCATACGTCTCTTGTGCGAAGCAGGCTTGGTATAATCACCCTGCTTACGCAACCGTTCCAGACCTTCAAGTGCCCAAGCCACGATAGCCTCACGCTCATCGGCAATGATGCTGTCAGCAAGGTTCTTGATACGCTGCTTCTCTGGCACGACGTTATGGAAGTCCAGCATGATCCAGCGACGAGTAAAACCACGACTGGTATCACGACTGATCGGCATGAAGTTAGAGCCGAACCAGTGAGCAGACTTGGGACGATAGCGAAACTTGTCACGACCCTTGTATTCAGTCTCCTGCGGAGAACCTTCAACCACGGCCTTGAACGAGTTACCGGCGATCACCCCGTTCTCGGGAAGCTCGGGGCAGATGTTTACCACCTTGCCGATCAAGCTGACCTGAGAGAACTGCTTGCCCCAGACTTCGGGTGATAGCGAAGCTACCCCCTCGGGTGGAACCAGAGCCTCCAGGATGTCCAGCATCACGGTCTTACCCGTGCCTGCCTTGCCTACGAGGAGGAATGCTCTCTGATACTCCGTAGCGATTCCGAACAGGGTTGCGGCAAATGCCTCTTGGAGACATTTGACCCTGTCTTGGAAATCATCTTCGTTGCCCCAACAGTCGCCGAGGAACTCGAAGAATCGATTAGCCCGCGATGCAAGCTCGGGTTTGTATTCAAACGGAAGGGTGAATGTAGCTCCGTATTTCGCCGAGTGATCCAAGACCACAAGGTCTTCCCCAACCCAACCATTAGCAAAATTGATACCAGTCTCGTAGGCTTCACCGAGTGGCTTACGACACATACGTTCGAGGACCTTCGTGATACTGGCGTAATCGTTATGTCGTTGAACAAGTTTCGACCCTTTAACATTGTTAGCAATCTCCATGTAAATATCTTCGTGAGGCATGTGCTTGAAACACGAGCCATTCCACTGCCAAAAACGATCCTTGTCGAAACGTAGCTCGCCAATTCGTTCAATCTGTTCAAGCACGGCACGAGCAATGGTTTCATGGTCTTCCCAATCCTCACCACCCTCGGCCTCACGCTTGGCTGTCTTGTAGCCCTGCAGAAGATCAGCTTTACCAAACTTAAGGTTATCATTGCCAGCCGACTTCTGGATGAAGCCGATCAGTGCACGAAAATCCATTTCAGAAAATTTATCATCCTTCGCAACAAGCGAGAGAAGCTCCTGAACACGAGCCATAGCCCAATCGTCGTCATTCGGTCGTTCGGCGATCTTACCGCTGAGCCATTCACGAGCCTTCGTAACGGTCCAACGTGAGACCTGATTTTTCTCACGGATAAGTTTGATCGTGTCATTCTCTTCCCACTTCTCATCAAGGTCAGCATCCCAACCTTCTGGAAGAGACTTGCCCTTTTCAAGGTCCTTGACCAAGAACTCAAGCAGCTTGGCTACGCCTTTCCCGGGGTCCATGTCATCGCCAGACACTGAGGCAGTGTACGTGCGAACCCAGTGGGTCATCTGCTCAATAGCATCGGCAAGACTGAACTGAGCAGACTTGTCCATGCCAAGAACGACACGAGCAAGATAGCCAGCATGACGGATCATCTGGACATCACGTTCACCTTCCGGCACGACATCCACAGGACCAGAGCGAGTACCCTTGTTTACCTTGAAGCCCTTGTCCCCGAGAAGCTCACGGAGCTTCTGATCGATGTCGTTAGGCAGCGGTTGGATTTGATCCATGACATCATAGAGGTTGTTGTCGGCAGTGTAAGGCTTCTTCGTATCAGGGTGGATCGAAGGTGGTACAACCATCTGGTTGCCCATGCCGAGGAATTCGAGAATCATCCCGCCTTCCTCGCCACGCAGCTTGAAGTTACGTTGTCCAGACCACTTGTAGATCAAGCCCATACCCTTGGCACCAATACGGGTCCACGGCGTAGGAGGCAGCACCTCCAGAATGGCAGCGATCAGGTCCTCGTCTTCGGTATCGATATCGATAGCACAAAGACCAGAGGCAGCACCAAAAGGAAGTCCGATGTTGTGGTTAGGGTATGCCTTGACCCACATGGCCTTCTCAAGCTGGCTTGGCTGCTGAGTGCCGTAGCGAGTCCAGTCAGGAAGAATGGGAGCCTTACCGGCACCCTTCTCTGGAGAGTCAAATGGTTTTAGCGGAATGACAGGCAGTCCTACTGCCCAATACTGGGGTGCGTGTGTTCCAAAAACTGTCACAATTATTCCTCTTCTTTATACTCGGCGAGTTTCTCAATAATACGAAGCCGCGACTCTTGCGGAAGTTCAGCTTCGAGAATCTCCATGACTAAGGCCATGAACTTGTTTACTCTGTTGATATTACCAATCCGTTCCTTCATGGACAGGATTTTCTCAATCAATGCGGCTCTCGTCTTTACAACCTGAATACGCTCGTGAGGCTCCAACCCTTTGGCGTCGGTCTTGAGAGATTGGATTTCCTTTCGAAGGTCGTCGAACTCTCCTTCGAGTTCAGACATGGGAATGACTGGTCCTTTCTTCGGGCGACCAACCTTGCCTTTCTCCTCACCACCCTCTATAGTAGCAGCTACGACGGGATCGGGGAAGAAGCTCTTTAGCAACTCTCTAGTTTGCTTGTCGTAAGGGGCGATTCGCCCGTCGAGATATTTCGGATCGTTCTCTGCCTGCTCAACTACATTCTTGATCTTCTGTAGCTCAGTCAGGCTGATGGCTGGGTATTTTTCCATACCGGTTCTAATTCCTTGCGTGATTGACTGATAGGCGATATACACAGCCGAAATCCAGCCGTCAACCCGCGCATGAAAAATAGGTCAAGTTGCAAACTTAGTTAAATGAAGCTGTTTTCCGAACTACATAAACAAGCCAGTACGAAGTTCCTCGCCGCAGGCGACGAAGTCCCATTGGGCGACTGGCTTAAAGAGCATACCACGCTCAATCGCAAGCCTTTCAACTTCGACCGCTATCCATTCCAAGAGCAGATTGCGAACGACATGCATCCGAACATGTCGGTCATCAAGTGTTCTCAGATTGGTCTGACCGAAGTTCAGGTTCGCAAGTTCCTTGCCTTCCTTCGCCGCATGAACGGTGTATCAGGCATCTTCACGCTGCCCACGGAAGACATGTACAAGCGTGTCTATACGACTCGTATCTCTCCCATCCTAAAGAACGATCATGTCTTCAACCCACCAATGGTAGAGAAGCCAGTACGTCGTCAGGACCTCATCCAGATCGGAGACAGTTGGGGCTACATCACAGGCTGTAATGAAGGTCCCGCTACCTCTATTCCCGCTGACATCCTGTTCCACGACGAACTCGATCTTTCCGACGAGGCCATGATCGGTCTGTTCCAGTCTCGTCTGCAGAACTCTGACTACAAGATCACTCAAGCTTTCTCTACCCCGACCTACATGGGATATGGCGTAGACAAGAACTTTGCCTTGACCGATCAGCACATGTACTTGGTACGCTGCGAGTCATGCAACCATCACCAAGTCCCCCTGTTCGAACACGATTGGGTTCATATTCCTGACCTCAGCTTCGAGGTAGACAAGTTGGTGGACATGACCCCTGAGCAGATCACGGGGCTTAATCTCAAGAAGGCTTACGTTAAGTGTAGCAAGTGTAGCTCCCGACTGGACCTCCATAATCCTGACCTGAGAGAGTGGGTTGCCAAGCATCCGAGCAGAGACAATTTCAGAGGCTACAAGGTTAATCCGTTCTCGACGGATCGTATTTCTCTGGAGTATATCTTCAAGCAGCTTGCCAAGTACAAGTTGAACGAAAACGAGAAGGGCTTCCACAACACTGTGTTGGGCGAGCCTTACAGCCCCGCTTCCGCACAGATTCCAGAAGACGCAATCAAGTCCTGCCTCGCCTCCAATGGGCGTCAGGTAGAGACCAGTGCTGCTGCTTTCGTCGGAGTCGATATGGGCGCTATATGCCACATCACGGTGGTGGGAGAGCCAGATGAAGGGAAAGACCCTTGGTTCCTGTTCAGGACTTGCCACTCCTCTCAGCTTCATACTGCTCTGGCAGAAATCACCAAGCAGTACAACGTCGTGCAAATGTGTGCTGACCGATATCCCTATACTCCCGAGGTAGACTCGCTGCGTGAGAACACCAGCGGTGTGATGATGCCTGTCGCATATGAAGGCAAGGCTATCCTCGCACCCAAGAAGGACGAGGCGGGTAATCTCATCTATTACGCAGCCAATCGTACCTTCGCACTCGACATGGTGCGAACTTCGATAGTTAATAATGCTGCGGTTATTGGTGGTTACACTTCCCATAAAGACACTTTAATGGCACACTTGAGGGATATGGTGCGTGAAGAAACGCCCGAAAAGGAGCCGAAATGGGTCAAGTTGAACGGAAACGATCACTTTTTCCATAGTATGGCTTTTGCCTTATTGGCGCGTCGAGTTGCGGAGCATATCTTTTTGCATAATTTGAATGATACTGCTATGACACTATCAATTCTTGGGCTGGATATGGGTAAACAGAACGATCCAAGAGACCGGTTTAGAAATAAGGACGTAGAAAAGTATGGCTTTGGCAGATAGCTTCCAGTTTATTCTTCCGAAGAAGAAGAACAAAGCAGGAGGTGCAGCAGCAACTCCAGGATTTAATCCTAACGAAACAGCTATCTCGGTTCCGGGTTACGATGAACACCGTACTAGTCTCTTTGACTCTAGGCTCGCTGACGACAGTCGTACACTTCTTGATAGACTTACCCGTCACGACCCCGACGTATCCTCAGCCATCTTCGTCTACGGTACTATCTCAAGCTCAGCAGACTTGGTAGTAACTGCGTTCGATCTGAATGGTCAGCTAAGTAGAGACGGAATCGCCTTGGCGAACAATATTCTAACCCGCCTTTTCACCGGCAACGACTATACTCTCGGTTACAATGCCAAGTCAGCCAAGAAGAAGTTCTTTGACGATCTTCGTTACAGCACTATGCTTCGCGGCGCTATTGGCTGCGAGCTAGTTTACGATAAGGCTATGGAGCCTTACGAGCTTCGTAACGTGGACATGGCCAGCATTGAATGGGAAGAAACCAAGCCGGGGCAATACGTCCCCTTGCAAAAGGTGACGGGTTCACAGGACCTGATCAACTTGAACATTCCTACGTTCTTCTCGACCAGCTTCCATCAGAATCCTTCGAGCGTCTACAGCTATTCAATGTTTGTGTCGAGTATCAACACGATTGCGGCTCGTACTCAGGTGATTGAAGAACTCTACAACATCATGCGTATGACGGGTTATCCTCGCATCGACGTCACGGTGCTTGAGAGCGTCCTCATGGCTAATGCCCCTGTCGGTCTACGCAACGATGCCAAGAAGCGTCAGGAATTTGTCAACACTCAGATCGCTGCTGTTCGTTCTACCTTCGCCAACATTCGCCCTGACCAAGCCTTCGTTCACACGGACGCAGTCACCGCTGGTATGGTGAACGACAAGAATCCGGGTGCCAGCCTGCAGATTAGCGAAGTCATTGAAACGTTGGACGCTCAGAACCAAGCTGCTCTCAAGACTATGCCTTCGGTTGTAGGCAAGGGCGGAACCGGAGATACAGCATCCACCGAGAGCCGACTGTTTGCCATGAACTGCGACAGCCTCAATGAGACGGTCGCTTCCCTGATGAGTGAAGCTCTCACGCTGGCAGTTCGTATCGCCGGATTCCAAGGTCATGTCGAGTGCTACTTCACTCCAATTGAACTGCGTCCAATCTTAGAGCTTGAGCCGCACTACACGATGAAGGCTTCGAGACTTAAGCAAGACCTCTCACTCGGTCTTATCACCGACGAACAGTATTACCTCGACATGTATGGTCGTTTGCCACCTGAGGGAGCGCCAGTTCTTTCAGGCACTGGCTTCCTTGATCAGTCCACCGTCGAAGTAAACGCCGAAGACATCAGCCCGAACGATGATCCTAATGGTAGAGGTCAAGTAAGTGAGGGCGGTCAAAACGCTAAGTCAAACCGAACACGCCAAGGAGAGGTTCAGAATGGTTAAGTTGCAAACTGGCACAGAAGATACTACGGAGTAATTGAAATGAAAGAATTGACAAAGACTCCATTTATCAACGCGCTTCTACAAGCCACCGTTGGTGTAGGCGTTGATACGTCTAGTCTTCGCGTGTACGAAGTAAGGGCAACCAGCACGGTAGCTCTTCGTGGCAAGCAGGGAACTGTTTTCCATAAGGCTAAGATCAGCCCGAATACCATTGCTCAGCTTGCTCGCCGAGTAAACGAAGAACCCATCCCCTTGATGATGGACCACGATATGCGTGGAACGCCTTACGGCAAGTTCTTCTACGGTGAAGCCATTCCCATGGAGAACGGCGAGACCGAGTTGCGCGGTTATCTCTATGTAGATAACTCGGAAGAGAAGATCATCACGAAACTAAACGCAGGTTCTATTGACGAAGTATCAATTCAGTTTCTTTCTGAGAAGATGCTTTGCTCAGAATGTGGTTACGACTACATGGAAGCTGCAGCCAATGATGATTACATGCCTTTCATTACGCTCGAGTGCGGTGAAGGGCATAAAATTGGCGAAGAAGGAGTACACACTAATCTAATTGGTGTAGAAGAAGTAATGGAATTAAGCTTGGTGAGTCGTGGTGCAGCGAAAAACTCCAAGATTATTGCGCCATCTGATGCTAAGTTGGGCCAAGAAGCTCAGAGACTTGCTGCGGCGGGTGTTGAGTTGAATAATTTTTACTGCACAGCAACAGCTAGTGACCCAGGAGAAGAAAAAGTGGATTTTAAGGAACTAAGCACTAAGCTCGCCGCACTTACGGACGACAAGATCGACCTTTCGACGAAGCTTAATGCAGCAACCAGCGAGAATGAGCGCCTCACGGCAGACCTCTCGGCTCGTGATGAAACCATCACGACCCTGACAACTGAACGTGATGACCTCAAGACGCAGCTTGAAGCTGCCAATAACGACGAAGGTGGGCTGAACGAAGACCAGACGACCGCTCTGAATACCCTGATCGGTAAGCAGTACGTGGCTCTTAAGGCGCTCGACGGTGATACTGACGCGAAAGTTCTCGAAGATGTTCCGGCTATGGTCGACTTCATCACGGGCAACGAAACTCGCCTCAGTGCCCTTATCCCCGCAGGCGGTGCCTCGCAGGGTGCAGGTTCTGACGAATCCGACGAAGATCGCGCTAAGCGTGAAGCAGAAACAAAGCTCAAGGCTCAGGCCGACAGCTTCCGTTCGTAAGAATTAAGGAGTAATAGAATATGGCTTTCAATCCGAATCAGGTAGTGCTTGATGGTTTCACACAGCACGACTTTGCATTCACGATGTTCCTCGCGGCAGACGGTGGTCTGACTGATGATGAAATCATCGGTCGCTGCGTGTCGCTGGACACGAGTGCTGACGCTACTGTTAAGCTCGCCGCTGCTGATGAAGCAATTTACGGTCGAGTTTTCCAGGTCGAAGATCGCTCGCAGGAAGGTGTTGTTACGGTAACCGTGGAAACTCGTTTCCGTAAGCGTCTCAAGAAGGGCACCGGTACTGTAGTCAACCGTGGCAACACGGTTGTTGGTGCAGGCGCTGGTCTCGTTAAGGCAGCTCTTGCCGCCGACCCGGCCAAGAACGTTGTTCTTGCCGTTTCCGGCGAATATGTAATCGTTGAACAGTAAGAACTAGAAAAGATAACAGGAGAATATTGAAATGAACTTTAAGCCCACTACAGAGCTTACTGCTAACCGTCGCCCTGTAGCTGAGGTTGTCGGTGCGCTCAAGAGCGACAACGGCGCTGAGTCTCAGGAAGCCGGTCTTAAGCTGCTTGCTGAGGCCAAGGACTACGGACTCAACACCGCTGACTATCTCCGTTTGGCTGTTCAGCCAGAAGGCGCAGTCGCCGAACTCGGCATGGATGGCTACGAAGCTACCAAGGTTTTCCTTGGCCTTCCCACCAAGAATGACTACCGTAATGCGGTAACGCTGCAGGCTGCTGCCGACGCGTTTGCTTCGTATCGCGGTGTTCGTGCCCTCTTCCCTGAGGTCATTGACGACGTTGTTCAGTGGAAGTACCGTCAGACGGAGTTTGAAACTCCCGAAGCTCTCGTCGCCCAGAGCCGCACCATCAATGGTACGGAACTGATTACCACTGTTGTTCAGGACAGCGAAGAAGATTATGGCCGTTACGGCATGATCGCGGAAGGTGCCCGCATCCCGGTGTGGAGCATCAAGGCCAGCGACCAGTCGGTCAAAATCTTCAAGTTCGGTGTTGGACTTGAATGGACTTACGAGTTCTCGCGTCGTGCTAGCCTCGACCTTGTTACTCCGTATGTTATGCGCGCTGAAAAGCAGACCAAGATTGCTCAGGTTTCGACCGCTTACGCTCTCATGGTCAACGGTGACGGTGTTCATGGTCCTGCTGCTACCCGTGCCGCTTCGGGCATCAACACGGATAACACGCTTGGTGTAACTGGTGTAGCCGCCGGTAAGATCAACTGGGAAATCCTGACCGCTTGGCTCGTTGAACGTGCCAAGGCTGGTGCGCCGATTGATACGGTTGCCGGTAACTGGGATACTTATCTCCAGTGGCGTCTGATGTTCGCTAAGCCGAGCATCGCCGAAGGCATGAGCCAGAGCGAAGTCCTGCAGCGCGCAGGTGTTTCGGCTGCTCAGGCTAACCCGCAGCTTGACTTCAACATCAACTTCGCTCTCGTTTCCGACGCAGCCCCGAACCAGCTTCTGGGCTTCTCGAAGAACGACACGTTGGAAGAACTGATTGAAAACGGTTCGGACATCGAAGAGAGCGAACGAGTAATTAAGAACCAGCGAGTGAATCTCTACAGCACGAAGAACGCAGGTTACC